AGATGAAAAGTTAAAGGTTTTATATGTTAATCCAAAAGGCAGATATAAACAAGTCTTTTTAACAAGGATGTGAGTTTATATGGCTAATGATGTTGAGATTATTGGAGCAGATAAAATCATTGAAAAAATGAAAGATATTGCTGACCCAGAGAAATATAAGAGAGCCCTTGAAAAGTGTTGTCTCCTGGTTGAGCGTTCCGCAATTGAGAAAGCCAAAAAAGGTAAAACTGGTGATTTAAAACGCTCTATTGCGTCAAGAGTTGAGGAAGATGGAGGAGACCTGATTGGAGTTGTATATACCAATTTGGAATATGCTCCTTATGTTGAGTTTGGGACTGGCTTATTTGCGGAAGAGGGAGGCCGTTTGGATGTTCCCTGGAATTATCAAGATGAAAAGGGTGAATGGCACTCTACAAGTGGTATGAAACCCCAACCCTTTCTAAGACCCGCACTTAATGAGAATAGAGAAGAGATTTTAAGACGATTAAAGGAGGGTTCTGAATGATTGAAAAATACACAGAGTTGGTTCAGGCCCTTGAAACTGTATTACCAACTCATTATGAAATGACCTTACATTCTGGATTAGAAACCCCTTGTATTAGTTGGATGGAAACTAATAATTATGTTTCCTCTATTGGAGATACTTTGGGATATTATGTGGTTCAAGTCCAGATTAAAGTTTGGTGTAATGACATTGAACTAATACATAGATACTCAAAAGAGATTGATGATGTTATAAGACCATTAGATTGGAAAAGAACCGCCTCTGGTGAGTTATATGACAATAATAGTTCAATGATACAAAAAATATTAACCTATGAGTCATTTACTCGTAGAGATTTTGGAGGTTAAAGATTATGGCTACTACTTCTATTGGTATTAAATTATTTATGGGTGAAAAGGAATTAACCAACCTTCAAGAGATTCCTGAATTAGGTGGAGATGTTGAGGCCATTGAGATTACTACTCTGGCTGATAAGGCTCATGTCTATACTGATGGACTGTTGAACTATGGTGATTCTCTGGGCTTTATTTTCTTATATGAAAAGGCTCAATTCACTGAACTACAAGAGGCAAAGGGTGTTAAAGAGTGGAAGGTAGAACTGCCTGATGGTGCTACTTGCTCTTTCTCTGGCTCTTGCTCTGTAAAATTGTCTGGTGCTGGCTTAGCTACTGCCCTGACTTACACTTTATCTATTAAGCCCACATCCGAAATGGCTTGGGCCTAATCCCTTATAAGGGGTTGGGGTAGGGGGTTTTAACTCCCTTTCCCCTTACCCCAACAGAATTAAAAAATGGAGGTATTTATTATGATGTATGTTGATTTTACGGCGGGAAATAAGGATTACAAGTTAAGACTTAACACAAGAAACACAATCGCCTTAGAGAAGGCAGTTGGTTGTAATCCTTTGGCTATTTTTGGTAATGGTGAGACCCTTCCCACTATTACTGTTATGGTAAATGTTTTACACTGCTCTCTCCAACAGTATCATCATGGAATTAGTTTGAATGATTCCTATGAGATTTTTGATAAGTATTTGGAGGATGGAAACAGTATTACCGACTTTGTAAAGATTATTCTTGATATTTACAGAGTAAGTGGTTTGATTCCTGATGGTGTAGAAGAAAAAAACTAATTGGGGGAGAAGAAGAACCTCCCCAAAAATGGTTTTTTAAAGATAACATTTATGACTGGTTAAGAACTGCCTTGGATATAGGTATTACTGAGGAAGAGTTCTGGAATATGACCTTTACAGAGGTTAGAAATAGAGTTGATTGTTATACAAGAAGAAAAAAGGTGTTAGACCAAGAGAGAGCCACTTTTGATTATATATTGGCTGATTTGATTGGCCGTAGTGTATCCCGCCTTTACTCTTCTACTAACAACCTTCCAGAGATTGAGAAAGTATATCCTGGAATATTCAATGAAGATAAACTCCAAGAGCAGAGAGACCAGAAAAAGGCCGAATTGTCCGCTATGAGATTTAGAATGTTTGCTATTTCCCATAACAAGCGAATTAAGGAGGCAGACGGATGACCGAAGAGTTAAAAATTATAATTAAGGCCGAAATTGACAAGTTTAAGGAGTCAATGGAAGAGGCCCAAAAGGAAACAGAAGAGACAGAAAAGAAGGGTAAAAAGGGTTTTAAGGCATTTGGTGAGGCTTGTAAGGCTTGCGGAAAAGTTGTTGCCACTGCTATGAAGGCCGTAGCTACTGCCATTGTGGCCGGTGCTACTGCCCTTGTTGCTCTTGCTGAATCTACAAGAGAATATAGAACAGAACAAGCTAAATTAACTACTGCCTTTGAGTCAGCGGGAGCCAGTGCGGAACAAGCAAAAGAGACTTATAATGACCTTTATAGAGTCTTAGGAGACTCAGGGCAAGCAACAGAGGCTTCCGCACATTTAGCACAATTAACCACAGACCAAAAGGAACTCTCTGAATGGACTAATATCTGTCAGGGTGTTTATGCTACTTTTGGTGATTCCTTACCTATTGAGGGATTGACAGAGGCCGCAAATGAAACCGCCAAAGTAGGCCAGGTAACTGGTTCTTTGGCTGATGCTCTAAATTGGGCGGGTATTAGTGAAGATGAGTTTAATGAGAAACTGGCTCAATGTAATTCAGAGGCAGAGAGAGAGGAATTAATCAGAACTACCTTAAATGGTATTTATGATGAGGCCTCCCAGAACTATGAAAAAAATGCTGAGAGTATTTTAAAGGCTAATGAGGCCCAGGCAAAACTTACAGAGGGATTGGCCCAACTTGGAGCCGTTGTAGAACCTATTATTACTGTCTTTAAGTCTGGCTTAGCTGATGTATTAACCAACATTACTCCTGGACTCCAAGAGGTTTCCCAAGGTATTCAGGATATTGTTAATGGTGTTGATGGAGGAGCAGAAAAGTTAAGTAGTGGTATTAGTAAGATTGTAGAATCTTTAACAACCTCTTTAACCTCTATGCTACCTACTTTAATCACTACTGGGGTTCAGATTGTTGTTTCCCTGGTTAAAGGTATTACTCAGGCTTTACCTACTTTAATTAAGTCTGTTGTTGGAGCAATACCTGACTTAATTGATGGAATAATGGAGTGCTTACCCGCAATTATAGAAGGTATTACAACCTTAATTGTTGAGTTATGTGATGCCCTTCCAGATATATTACAGACTATACTGGATGCCTTACCTGGTATCATTGAGACCCTATTGGAGCAACTACCAATTATTATCCCCGCTTTGATTGATGGTATTACAGAGATGTTTGTAATGCTTTGTGAGAGTTTTGAGTCAATTATTCAGCCTATTATTGATGCTTTACCAGGTATTATTATTTCACTGGTTAATGCTCTAATGAGTAATCTTCCTGCCATTATTGGTGGTTTAATTACATTAATTATGGCAATAGTTCAGGCAATTCCCCAGATTATTGATGGATTGGTTAAGGCTCTACCAACAATAATTTCTATGATTATTGAAGGTTTGTTGTCTTGCCTACCTCAGTTAATTGGCGGTTTATTAAAGATTGTCTTTGAAATTGTTAAATCACTACCTCAAATTCTTGGCTCTTTAATTGAGGCCATTTTAGGTATCTTTAAAGGTATTTGGGATGGTATTACTAATACATTCTCCAAAGTTGGTGAATGGTTTGGTGAAAAGTTTGGAGAGGCCTGGGATGGAGTAAAAGAGATTTTCTCTGGAATTGGAGACTGGTTTGGAGACAGATGGGATGATATTTGTGGAGTATTCAGTGCTATTGGCTCCTGGTTCTCTGAAAAGTTTGGAGAGGCTTGGCAAAGTGTAAAAGATGTTTTCTCTGGTGTTGGAGAGTTTTTCTCTGGCATTTGGGAGACTATTAAAGAGCAGTTCTCCGAGATAGGCCAGAAGGTAGGTAAAGCGGTATCAGATGCCTTTAAGACTGCTATTAACTGGGTGTTAGAAAAGGCTATTGGTATTATTAATGGATTCATTGATTCTATTAACTGGTGTATTGGTGTTATTAATAAAATCCCTGGTGTAAGTATTTCCAAGTTAAGTAGATTAGATGTTCCTCAACTGGCTGAGGGTGGTGTAGTTGATGAGGCTACATTAGCGGTTATAGGTGAAAGAGGTAAGGAAATGGTTATGCCTCTTGAAAACAACCTGGAATATCTTGATAAGTTAGCAGGAATGTTGTCAGAGAGAATGGGTGGAGGCTCTAACAGAC